TAACTTAACTCCAAGCCCATAAAGGGGATGTTCAGTAATTCCTACAGAGATTCCCTTGTTTGAAGAAGTTTCTTCTGCATTTTCACTAGTCTCTTCTGACATTTTTACCTTTCTATGTTATAGATTCATTTCCCAAGGATTTGTATTAAACAAAGTTAATTGATTATCAAAATCCTTAAGATCGGTTTCTTCTACGCTGGCAGACTTTTCTACTAAATCTAACTTTTCTCCGTCTGATCGAACTGATATACCCAAATCATCAATCACTATCATTATTCTATCAGTTGCATTAACATCGGTCTCAAAAGTAGGTTCATTATCCTTATCAATTATGATTCTAATATTCTTCTGACTCATCTATATCTCTCCAGAATTTAAAAACTGGGCTAATAAGCCCAGCGCGAATAGCAGCGGCAACCGCTGACGGTGGAATGCCAATATTCATATATTCTTCTACTTCCCGGATTGTGATTGCTTCTGTTTTTTGTTCCACTTCAAAATCTCGTGTCAATTGCACATACATAACATCCGAATCTGGCTCTCTAAAGTATTTTACTCCCTGTTCAGCGAAAGACTGAGAAAGTTCTGAAAACCATTTTTGGTAAGGATCTTGATTAATTTTTTCTTGCTGATTTTTTATATGCAATTGGTTAAATTGAGCGCGAAATTCTTCTACCATTTCTGGGTCAAAAAGATCATCGAACTCATCTTTGTTTATACTCATAATAAAGTAAAGAGGATTAAATTAACTTACTAACAACCTCCAACATCCTTTCTTTAAATTGCTCTAAAGAACCGTCATTACTAATTGTACAATAAATTAAATCATTTGGCAAGCGTTCTTCAGAAATATGTAAATCATTATATTTCAACTCGGGCCTATCAATTTCAATAACATATCCACCAAGTTCTTTTATTCTTAATGCTTCGTTCTGGAAACGAACATCAGTAATAACCCATAATTCATCTTTGTGCTTTTTAACTCCCAATAGGTCAGACTGAGGTAGGATTAAATCAACCCAAAAATTTTCTCCAAATATATCTCTATGCGCTTCTGTTCCAAACCTTTGAGCAAAACTTCTCCAAGTATATGAATGTTCGAAACTTGCACTCTCTATCTTAAAAACTCCACGCTCTTCCTTAAGAGTGTTTATTTCTCTTATGGAAACACCAAAGAGAGCCGCTAGGCTCTCTTTGATTTTGTCAGCAAACGCTAGTCTAATTGCATGATTATATTCGGACTTAATAAATTCATAAGCCGTGTCTTTACCCGACCTCTTACTACCATGTAGTCCAATAATCATTGTTCAGTTGCTTCACCTGTCATGTTTTCATAAAAATCATCAATCTCTTGCTGAATAGAATCCTCAGCATGACGACGAAGTTCATCTTCAATTTCAGCACGACGAGTTCTTACATAGTCGTCATAAGCATCCTGCTCATCATCACTCTCTGGACGAGGGGCAAGAGCCTCTTCGTGAGCAAAAGAACGAGAAAAAACAACATTCTCATACTGATTCCGAGGATTAGTTACTTTTGAAGTTAAACCAACACTAACCTTAATAACTGTCATATCTACCCCTTATTTACAGCAATTGCTAGAGTATTTAGATCGCTTGCCTTAACTGACTCTTCTGCTAAAGATACGATCTTATTCACAACATCCTCAGAAATCGGAGAACCCTGCATATCATAAACAGTAATACATACCGAACGAGGATAGTGCTTGTAAGCCGTCCAATTGTTGTTACGACGACGCTTGTTATTCTTACCACCTTGAGTGGACAATTTAACTCCTATTGAATTGATCCGAGATTAATACGTTCAAAAGATGTGATACCGTGCTTGCGATTCATGGTGATGAGAGCCTGTTGCGCCTCATCTCCTGCGTGCATAGTATCAAATGCATACTCATCCGGCCCCTTAATGGAACCGTTTACTACTAGGTCACAACCCCGACCGGGCCACCAAAGCAACTGGTGAAAATGACCCATTACAAGCATATCAACTGAGGGCATCCCAAGACTCTTCAATCCCTCTTGAAAAGCCGCTCTTTTCTTTGCAAGCCCATAAAATGGGATACCTGCAAAACTTGAAGACTTATATCCATCTCCATGTGTCATTCCAACACGATGTCCAGCGATATCATGAATATAAATCATATCTTTTGGCACAATAACTTCAACATTCTTAATAGGCTCAACAATAGCCTTAACCATCATACCCATCATATATTCAAGGTTATCGTACTTCTTCTTATGGCGTGGCTTATGATGAATACGAGGGTGATTACCCGGCATAATGATTACTTCAACTTCTGGGAATATCTCAGACATTGAGCCGATCATATCCACCATCAAATGAGCCATGCGTACAAACTGATCAGAAACTGGAGTTTCATTACTCTCAGCCAATTCTTCATGAATGTTACCACTAATCATATCGCCAAGAAACGCGAGAACAATCTTATTTACTGGATAATCGTTACTCTTAATCTCATAAAACCGAGTAATCTTTTGAGCAAGAAATTCCATACGACGATCACAAATATCCATATTATACTTAATATTAAACATATCTACAGTCTCGCCATAGTGGGCGTCTGAGATAAGAGCAAACATCGTATGAGGATCATCACCGATAGCGGGGTTTGGCCCCACACGGAAAATAGGCTCATACGGATTTGACTCAATTGCCTGAACAATACGATCCGAAATACGATCCTTATCATCAACGATCTTTTCGTATTCCTTAATCATCTTAAGAGTGTGGCGCTTATCAGCATTTAGACGAACGATCTCTTTATTTGCTGCAAGCAACTCATCATGAAGATGATCTTCTTCTGTCATTTCTTCCTCTAGACGGCGCTTTGCACGTTTGATAGGAGACTTTTCAGAATCAAATGAAAAGATATCACTATCCCAACGATCAATAGCACGACGAACAGAACGCTCTGAAGTCGTTACATCGTATCTCTCAGTAAGAAAACGAGAAATAGCACCCGCAGTCATTCCATCAATATAACAATCTATAATGATATCTTTATAATCATCTAGCGGTGAGCCAGATGAGCCATTTGGGGTATTCGTACCCATAAGTAACTCCTTGATTGAAAAATTTGCTATTCATCTTCACTAGAGATATTATCATCTTGTTCCTTTTCAGGCAAGATGTCATCTCTGATTAATGAAATCTTTTTAGCATTCTTTGGACGGTTTATCTTTTCTATAAGTTTACCATCTTTTTCTTCAAGGACTTTACTCATACTTGAGCGACCACCGGGAGGTTGAATCGGAGTTCTTTCATTAGATACTTCTGGCATACCACCGGGGGTTGGGCTTATCGGTTGTGCTGCTGGGGTTGTTCCACCCGGCTCTGGTGGTATAAGGATGCCACCAGCATCAGCCTGCGGAGCCTCTTGTTCTCCCTCTGGCATACCTTCTGGACCTGCTGGCATCATACTTTCATCCATCTGTGGGAATTGACTTGGATCAAGACCAGCATTAGGATCAAGACCAGACATCATTATTTCTTGCAATAGATCTGGTGGAATTGGTAGATTTTGAGCCTTGAGAAGACGATAAATCTTAACCTTAGCCTCTTGCTGTGCAACAGTCTTTTCAATTGCCTCTTCTTCGAATCTGGCAAGTTCTTCTTTAAATGTATATGGAAGGCCAACCATGAAGGTTTGATCAGAAATTGGAACACCAGAGGCTTTTAGTTGAGCGAGGAACTGACGCTGAGTTGCTTCATCACGAAGATCAAGCACTTTCATATTTATTTCAGGAATGAGCAACTTGTGTCTTTCAACAACCATAACATTTCCTTCTTGGTCATATTCAATATGCTCTTCCATGATTGGAACGCGACTCTCTCCTCGCTGTTCATAATCATAATGTTCGTTTGCTTCTGCAACTACCTTAGCACGCTCAATGAAATGGCGCTTAAGGAAGTTTTGGTATGTACGAAGAATCTGATTTAAAAACTCAGCCTGTAGTGCTGAAGATGCATATGGTTGAGAATTAGAACCAGCAGACAATAGACTTGGATTAACTCCAAACAACTGCATCAATCTACGTTCAATACGATCAAAGTCTTCACCTAGATTTGGCATCTGCTCACGACCGAACACATTTTGAATATCTACTCCAAAGTGGTGAACGAGAACGCGGAAGTCAGAAGCAAGCGCAATGTCAATATCATCACGGAATGCTTCACACTCATCTGGGCCGGGCATCCACGGCACACCATCACCGATGTCTTGAACACCCAACTTAGCGAGAATTAGTGGAGAATACAAACGCTCCGCAATTGCGTCCTGAGAAGCAAGTAACTTCTCTTCGTGCATAAGTGTACGAAGTCCCCTAAGCAGAAGTGGGGTGCCATGAACATCCCAGTCATTGATCTTAAATGCAACTTGCTTCATCAATACATTTGATACAGGAATATTTTCATTCTTAATTAGATATGGGATAAGTTCAGGCCAATCATTTGCAAGTGTTTCATAATCCGTAGTAGGACTCTTTCTCGCAGCAAGTTCCTTTAGAAACTCGGGTGGCTTAATCTCAAACTGCTGAGTACCAAGAAGAGGATACTGCTTAAGAACAACATCTTCTGGATTAATAAGTTCTTCTTTTTCCCAAATTCCAAGAGTTTCGTCAAATGAGCCTAGTGGGAAAGCCTGTCCAACAGTCCAATATTCACGACCAAGGCGAACAAGAAACTCTTGATAATCTAAACGATCAAAGAAAAGGTCTTCATACCATTGAGTAAGTTTAGGATCTTTTGAGGTAAGTTCAATACCGACAAGCGGGAACCTAGTAAAGATATCAATAAGAATCGGCACCAAGTAGTGCGTCATGTAATATAATCTAAGCCATTGGTACAATTTCTTACGATGGCTATCGTTTTGAATATTCCAAGGGATACCAGAAAGTTCCCAATATTCTACAGGATCATAGAAACGGGGAATAGCAGCAATATAGTCTCCACCACCTGCTGCTGTTTTCTGAACAGATGAAACTCTACGGCTACGAGCAAATTCAGAAGCAAGCGCCCTATTGGCTCTCATATCTCCAATTGTACTTTGAAGTCCATCTGGTCCATTAGGATCACTTGTAGCAAGATTATATGATTCCCAAGCAGCGAGTTTCTTCCTAAGATCGTGCTTAGGAAGAGTCCCACCCATTTCTTGAATTGCTCTGACCTTTTGATCTGACGTTAGATTCGGAAATTCCGGCATTTAACCTAAACTTTCTTTTATATTAATCAGTAGTTATAGATCTAGAACTGCCACCCCAACCGAGGAAGTTATCCTCGTTATACACTCCAAGTGATTGGATTGCTTGCTCTGGGGTCATACCTTGATCCATAAGTTTTTCTACTTTATTATCTATTGTATCAAAATCTAGAGGTGCCGCCGTCTTGTCAGTGTTTTTTAATTTTCTTATCATCGAACGACACTCTCCATCGGAGATAGATTCCCCGCGAACATCCATATAATCTCTAGCCTTTTCACAGGCCTCTTCGGGTGAATCTCCGTTCTTCCAATATTTTTTTGCCACTGTTTTAAACTCTTCAAGCGCATCTGGATCATCATGGCTTGCAGAAGTCTTAGCATTTTCCATTTGCTTAACTTTAGAAGCGGCCCAAGTGCGACCAGCATCTCCACCCCATGCTAGCCAAGCAACGTCCCAAGGAGTAACCTCTCCCTGCTTTGCTTTAGTAGAACGACCACCAGCATGGCGCTCAAAGAATGAGTGCATACGCTTTACATGCTCAGGAGTTAATTCCTGTCCTTCAGCAATCTTCTTTGCTCTAGCAAGTGTAGCAGATTCAAATCCATCTCCAGCCTTACCTTCTGAGTGATACTTAATGCCACGGCGAGCGGCACTACGCACACCTTCTGGTGGAACTAGGCTTAGTTCAGAAGATTGTTTTCTTGAAGTTTCTCTTTGACCAAAAAAGTTCTCATTAAATCTTTTCGTGAGACTAACATTTTTTCCAATTTCTGAATTATCTACAATATCAGTTACCCAATCAAGAAGTTGGTCATAATCAAAAAGACTGTCAGTATCAGATGACACTCCGAACTCTTTCATAATCTGATACACCGCTTCGTGTTCTAATTCGTTTTTATCTTGTTCGGTATACATACCTTCTTGAGTTTCATGGCCGGGCAGATATCCACGAAAATCTTCATTTTGATTTCTATTTAGATCTTTTTGAATTTCAGAATCAACAATCTCTCTTGCTCTTCCTTCGTACTCTGGGTTTAAAGGAAAAGTTTGAGTCATTGCCTCTTTGACAGAGGCGCTAGATTTTTTTGAAGATCTTAAAAGATTTGACATAATATCATGTTTTCTGGCAAACTCTTTAGCGGCATCTGCCCCTTCAGTTTCCCAAATTTTGTCCATTTGTCGAATCAATCTTTGTTTTTCTTCTCTCTTTTCTCTTTCTTCTCTGTAGGGGCGCATCTTTTCATCATAGGCGTCGGCCTCTTCTTTTGTACGAGGCATCCCCATTTCTGCGTCTATTTCTAAATCTCTTCTAATACTATCATCTGATATTTTTCTAGAAGATTGTTTAGGCGCATTATCCTCTTGCTTAACACCCTTACCATCCATCTTTGAACGGTCGGCTTCACCCTTATACTTATCTTTATTCTTTTCAGTAC